ACTCCATAGATGTCTCTAATATTTTTATTAAGACTATTATAAATTATATTATTGCCTTCTGTGCTTGATACTTTAGTCCAGTATGTTGATTCAAGATTATTTTGATCTAATTTGTATAACCATACATCAGTATCGTTAATATTTTGACTGTCTATGTCGACTGATTCACTAGTACTAGGTTGTGTAATTGTGAAAGTTCCTTGATTAAGTGTTCCTTGTGTAAAATTTAGAAAAAATCCTGAACCTGGACTGCCTGCGCCGCGGCCGTCATCTCTATATATACAGGCTAATCTATTTCCTATTTTTGGTGGTTCCTCATATATGAACCTTTGCCCTGAAAAACTTGTACTAGTAATTTCAAAATTCATACTTCGGCCAGCAACTGACTTACTAAATCCAAATACAGGTACATCAGAATTAGCTGTATTAAATCTATATTGCTCTGTTGGAATCCCGTAGATTGTTGCCTTGTCTGAAGGATTGCCAAATTGTTGTGTACCTGGCATTGCTGAATTCAATACTTTGATAAACTGATCATGCCAATTAGGGTTTGAAGGATCGTTCCATGTAATTGCCTGTCCTGATAAATTTCTACCATTGCTATCTAAAACATTCTGTGTAGTTTGTACAGTTGAAAATTTCAATAAACCTTGGGCAGAAGTATTTCTCTTAGCATTATAACTAATTAATCGAGCCAGTCTTAGTATACTTTCACGACGCTCTGCTAGCTCTAAGAAATTTTCACGGGCATTTAAGTCAACGCGGAAAGCTATGCTTTGGCCCAAGAACGCAATAAGGTCGATTAGGGCAAGGTATTCACTAGACTCAACATAATCATTAAAATCTTCAGGGTAGTTTGTACGAATATATTCAATCATTGTACGGCGTAGATTTTCAAAATCGTAACTTTGAAAGTCTGCATTGCGAAAAGATCGATATATTTTTTGCCAATCTTCTGCTACTAATAACCTGTTTTGTCTATCAATTGCGCTCATAGTATGTCCTATTATTAGTATTTATTGAATAAAATTATATGGGTAGTTTATCGTGTAAGTAGACCGTTAGCCTGATCAAACCGTAGTTGTAATGCTTGACTAATGTTATAGGGCAAGTAAGTTAATTGGCATTCAATTTGAATACCGCTTTCGTAAGTAGATACAATAACTTGAGTTGTTCTTACTCTTGGTTCAGAATTAAGAATATCATTTACATTTTGTAAAATTAGACTTTTTAATTGTTCAGTTAACGGCTCAAACAACATATCCCATATAATAGTACCAAACGACGGTTGCATTAGTCGTTCGCCTTGACGAACATAAAAATGATTTAGTATATCTTGTTTGACCAATTCAATGTCGTATAATTTAAAATTTTCTGTAGATGTGCTTACAGAACTAAAGCCATTGTACATCTTTGATTCAATAGAATCAGTAGTTTTTACCGCAGGTAAAGTTACCTTAGTGTATAGATTTGCGTTTGAACTCATAATTATTGTCCGCCTTTAATTTTTCTAAAAGTATCAGTTGATGTAGTATACTTTTTAAACATGCTTGGTTCTCTTTGTGATGGACTTGCAGACGCTTCTGTAGAATCTGCAAGAGAAAACCCAGGATCTAAATGTTCGTGACCAGCCCATGGTTCAACTAACGGTATTCTATTTGCTTTTGGAGCACTATCAGCTACATCAGCCACTGACGACACTGGGCTTACCCCGCCTGCGCCAGGTATAAAATAATATCCTGCGGCATTTTGTATAATTTTTCCATCAGCTTTAATATTAGTATCAATACTTGATTGGATATTAACGTTGCCGCCGGATGCTTTAAGATTCATATTAAGTCCGGCAGTAATTTTCCCATTCTTACCAATTTTAATTTCAACGTTATCAGAACTTTCTGCAAAAATATTTTTAGCATTTAAATTAATATTACGTTTAGCCGTAAAATTAATATCCCGGTCAGCAGTAACATTTAAATCATTCTCTGTGTGTATGCTAACACTATCCTTAGCATAAATGTCAATTTTACCTAAACTGGTTAACTCTATCCAAGTAGTTCCCCTTGCATTACCAATATAAATCAGATCTTCTGTATTATGTAATAATATTTGATGACCAGTTCGTGTACGAATTCTAAATAATTCGTTGTGAGGTAATGTAGGATCACCGCCAGTTTCACCTTGTTCAACAGCTACATATTCAGGAGGGCCTTGGTGAGCAGGAAGTTTACGTAAAAACTTATCATCACCGTCGTCCATTACAAATGTTGTTCCGCCTAATCTACTAACAGGTGCATTATTGATCGGATATTCTTTTTTGCCAATCTTACCTGTTTTTGCACCTGCTCGTTTATCTATTGGGCCTGGGGAGCTAATTCCAAATACCATACTAGGTGTTTCTCTACGAGCACTACTGGTAGTAATTCCTCGTGTATCATCTTTTAATAGCCCCTGTTGTTCTAATACATCTGCAATTGGATGTCGAGGTTTTTTAAATTGTGTGCTATCTGTTTGTGCTAAATTTCTTTTCTTATTATACTCTGCTACTGGAATTCGTCCGCCCCCTTCAACTACTTGCTCAGTGGCTGCAATTCCAGGCATCATAAAATTCATATTTTCATCAGGTACACACCCCATCCAATATCCACGTTTAGGATCTCCGTCAATAAAAAATACAACTACAGTAGATCCGTAATCTGGGGGTATCATCCACATACCATAACTTTTTTGTGTATTATTATAGTCGTCAGGATCGGTGCCAATATGCGATACACTAGTTTGTCCAAAGAAGGGACTCATATAACTTACAGTATGTAGAGTCGTTTCGCCACCCGAGCTGCCAACTGGTCTTAAAATTTCAACTTCTAATTGACCCATGTATGTAGAAAGTTGATGGCTAATAACTTTAGCCAAGTACGGTCCAGGCCTAGGTTTAGGCTGCTGGAATGATGATTTATTAATATCTGGCATATTATTACTTTGGTTCCTCTGGAGCCTTTGGTGGATTCTTTGAGCTAAATGGTTTCCCTTCGTTTTCTAGTTCTTGGCCGTCTCTGCGAAATCCAATTAAATCTTGTTCAAACTTTCCGTCTCTAAAAGTACTAGTTACTATTAATACTTGATATAGACCACTAAATTGCATTACTGGTGCACTTTTATTACCGCTTCCAAAATTATATAAACCAGTACCTTGGTTAATATCAATAGGAGTTCTAAAATTAATTAGTATATCAACTTCACCATTTTGATAATTTACAGATCCGTCAGCATTTAGATTACTATATTCAGTTTGTTTAGCTGTATAATTTCCTGTACCGCTTTGAGCAATATAATAAGGATCTCCTATTATTTTCATCTTTAACTTTAAAAAATCAGCACCTTCAGTTAACGCTTGATGAAATAATCTTGCGGCTCTAGTACCTTCAGTATCAGGGCCGCCGCCTCCCTGCCTGTCAGAGTTAGTTTTTGTTCCGGCATATTTTACAACAGTAGGCAATGTTCCTAATTTAGTACTAGGAGTATTTCCATTTACTAACGGTGCAGTTCGTTCTTTTTTCTCATCCCCGCTACCTTCTTGTTCTGCTAACACAACATCTTGAGATTTTTCAAGGCCGTCAGATGCCATCATTTGTAAAAATCCTAGTTTCATGTCAATATTAAAACTTATAATATCAACATTTTTTCCAGTATAAATGTAATTGTAAACTTTAACCGCTTGTTTTTTTAATGCATCAAATCCAGGTGCTTTAGTATTAGGGGGCATTAATTTACTAACATGAACAGCGTATGGTACAACTCTGTAAACAAATAATTTAGGTCTAGATCCAGTTTGTTTTAATGTTTCTTCATCAATAGGAAGATAATATGTTTGTACATCAATTCTCCACCAGCCCCTGTAACCTTCAGAAGACAACTTTGACGGTTCAAATGTTTCATCTACAAATTTACTGTTTAATAAAGTTTGATTTATTGCGTTTACAATATCAGTGTCTTGGCTAAATTTTAATTCGCCTTCTGAATAAAGTGTCTGATTGTTTGCTCTAATATTAATTTTATTTGTAGAATCCCATTGTGCATTATCCTTAGCAGATGATACATCACCTTTTTTAGATTCGTTATAACCCATGCTAGCTCGACCTAGTTCGTTACACTCTCCTGTATCTTGTACAAGATTAATATTTTGATTAGCTCCAATTGAGCCTGTTCTAGTTACACCTAATTTTTTTAATAATGCATCGTCAACCGATTGGGTTGGTGCAGTAGTAGCTCCTCCCTTGTTTTCAGTTTCTTTTAAAGAGTTTGATGAACTTGGATCCGATGCTGTTTCTTTTGGAAATAAGATTAACACTTCGTCGGGAACGTTAACTATTTTTTTGATTTTTTGATTTTGATAAAATTGATTTGCTGCCGCTTGTATACTCTTTTCGCCAGTTTGTAGGATTTCCTGTACTGTAGTTCCTTTGGCGCTTATATCGCTTTTAAATCTGACATTATCATCAAGTAATGCTTGTTGATTAACTGGTATAGCTTCACAGGTATACATGCTGCCACGTTCGTCAGCGGTCATACTTACTATAGTAAAATTAAATGGGATCTGTCTACTAGTACCCGGAATACTTTCAATTTTTCCAGTTTCAGTTATACCTTTAAAATCAATTGTTAATATATAGGGTGCTTCAAAATAATTAGGATGTTTAAGTTCCTGAGCGGCTTGCTGGCAAGCAATCATAAACAAACCCATACTATAAGGTTCTATAATTTTAAATTTTATTTTAAGCGCATTTGTATTATTACCTTCTTCAAATCCTATTAGACTTTTAATTTCTACATCGTCTATATAAAATTCAAATTTTCCATAGGGGGTTTTAACTCGATTATTTGGATCAATGCTACCAGATTTACATATTAATTTTAATTTTTGACCTTTGCGATATGTAGTATCTGGATTGTTTAGTTGATCTGCTGATAAACAACCTACACCAAATACATATGTGTAACTAGCGTACTTAAACAACGGATTAGGTAAAGGTAATCTTGCTCCTGTTTTAACAAAATTCTTACTAAATCCGCTAAATGCACCGCTAATAGAATCTTTTATTGATGACAACGCAGATGCAGGGCCTGTTAACACAGACGTTGCTGAATTAATTGCGTTAGGAATAGCAGTAGCACTATCAGGTATTGCCATTTTATAATCCTAACACTGTTTGTAAACTACTATTTTTAGGAATATATATTTTTTTTCCAATGGTAAAATCAAATACTGGATCTTGTAACACGTCAAGATTTCTTTGAATAAACACCCACCACAGGGTTACATCGCCGTATAAGTCAAATGCTAATAAATCAGGACGGTAAGCATACTGTGGTTCAATAGTATATAAAAAATCGTCAGGTTCGGCGCTTACTGGCCGTATTTTTAAAATGTCAAGATAGTCTTGCTTAATACTAGTTGTGTACCAAGGACTTGTATTTGAGTAAATTGCAGACATGTTTAAATATATCCAAATGGGTTGTTTAAGTATCCGCCTGTAACAAATCTATCAAGACTAAACTTGCGGGCACTATCTCTGCTGTACATCGGTACAAGTTCTATTATAAATGAACTTTTTGTTGGGACATGGGCGACGCCGCCGCTGGTTGCTCCGCCAATACCAAATGTTCCTAATAAACCTGCTACTTGTCCAATGCCGCCAGTTACACTACTTATAGTACTAGTAACTCCGCTAAGATCAGGAATTGCGCCACCAAGTGTATCTGCTAGTCCGCCAAGACTATCAGTAACTCCTTGAATAGCTCCGGCAGCACTACCTACTACATCAACGCCAATGTAGTCACTTTTTTCATCTAACGAAGTACTAAAACTTTTAACTACTACTGGAACATTCTTAAAAATATAATTTCCATAACCATTTAAGAAAACTATCGGCGGAGGATTGCCGGCCTTCGGATCAGATCCAGCAAACATTTTGGTTAAACTTCTTAAATAATGAACCGCGGCAATCCAATATAGTCCCTGTGTTTGATCTTCTACATTCATTGGTGCTGTAATTTTAATTGATCCTGGATCACTATTTTTAAAAGCATTAAACAAATAATTTGTATGTGTAGTTTGAATAGAAGTATAAGTAGCAGAACTAGCTATACTGATGTTTGGAGTATAAGGAAATATCAATGCTCCTGCATCGTTTAATGGTTTTAATACAGGACTAGATCGAAAACTAGACCATTTTGCAATGCTAAGTCGTACACGCCAATCATCTGGAGAATCGTTACTGCTGAATTCAGCCACAGCCCCTAGAATATCGCCAACTGCTTCTCCAGCCGCTGGAAGATTACCACTGCGAATTGCCGACATTAGTCCATCAGGACTTGCCGCACTACTTACTGCACTTATAAGTCCACCGCCTGCTCCAATTGTTGAAGTTAGGCTTTGTCCACCGTCAAATAATCCCATAATAATATTCCTTTTTGGCTTATTATTTATTTGACTTTATTAACTGCATATATTATAATACTAACAAGGAACCTTCAAATGACAGCTAAAGTTAACTACCTAAACAACAAGGATATGTTGTTAGAAATACATAGATCAAAGAGCTCATATTGTAGCTTTACTGATACAAAATATCATCAATATGATTTAATTCTTCCTAGTATTGAAAAAGTTAATATTCGAACTATTGCAGAAGCCAAGCGTGTACAGGCAAAACGGCTTGGGCAGGAAGAATACGAAAGAAGAAAGTCTGCCGGGGAAAAAATAAAATTAGCAGATTGCGAAGTAGACTATAAAAAAGTTAAAAAAGAAGATTTAGTTTTTAGAATTATGACATTTGATCATATTCCGCTTAACAACACCCGTAAGAAGAATCCTAAAAGTCTAGCAGATCACAGAGATAAAGTTAACTTTCCTCCTTTTCAGCATTGGAAATTTGATGAAAATGACACACTAATATGTGTCGGAAAGAGTCACTGGAAAGGTCCATTAGACACAGGGTATTTTGACAAAGATGCTGGACAAATTAGTCCAACACTTGCTCGCATGATGATTAAACTATGCGAAAGATATGCTACTCGTGGCAATGTCCGTGGTTATACTTATAATGACGAAATGAAGGGGCAGGCTATTCTACAGCTAACACAAATTGGTCTACAGTTTGATGAAAGCAAATCAGATAATCCGTTTGCTTATTTTACTGCGGCTGTGACTAACAGTTTTGTTCGTGTTATTAATATCGAAAAGCGTAATCAAAATATCCGAGATGACATTTTAGAAATTAACGGTATGAATCCTAGTTATACAAGAACCGGAGAAGGTGAACATCAACATGCAATGCGTAGATTTGAAGAAGGATCAGCAGAATGAATCTGTTTAAAAAAGTAGCGTGTTTTACAGACATACACTTTGGGTTAAAGTCTAACAGCTCGGTACACAACCAGGACTGCGAAGATTTTGTAGATTGGTACATTGCAAAAGCAAAGGAAGAAGGTTGTGATACAGGAATTTTTATGGGGGACTGGCACCACAATCGTAACAGTCTTAATATCACTACTATGGACTATAGCCTTAGGGCCCTGGAAAAGCTCGGTCAGGCGTTTGATCAATTTTTCTTTTTTCCTGGTAATCACGACTTGTATTATAAAGATAAGCGAGACATCCACTCCGTGGAGTTTGGGAAATACATACCTGGCGTTACTGTCGTACACGAGCCTACTACTATTGGCGATGTTACTCTCTGTCCGTGGCTCGTTGGAGACGAATGGCGATCAGTAGGCAAGAAAGGTGGCAAGTACATCTTTGGACACTTTGAACTCCCTAGCTTCTTTATGAACGCAATGGTGCAGATGCCGGATCACGGTGAAATACAACTTGATAGTTTTAAAGGATATGAACTAGGTTTTAGCGGACACTTTCATAAACGCCAGCAAAAAGCTAATATGATCTATATCGGCAATGCATTTCCGCACAACTATGCAGATGCATGGGACGATGATCGTGGTATGATGGTATTAGAGTGGGGTGGTCAACCCGAATATCATACTTGGTCCGATCAACCTACATTTAGAACTACTAAATTAAGCGAATTAATTGACAATGCTGATAAAATTATTAAGCCTAAACAGCATCTACGTGTAGCATTAGACATTGATATTACGTTTGAAGAAGCGAGTTTTATTAAAGAAAAATTTATTGCAGATTATGATATTCGAGAACTTACCCTAATTGCAGAACGCAAAGAAGTTGAGATCAATACAAATATCGATATTCAAGCATTTGAAAGTGTTGATCAAATTGTAAGCAGTCAAATTATAAGCATTGACTCAGATAAATTTGACAAAAATGTGTTATTGGAAATTTACAATAGTCTATGATTAAGATACAAGAATTAACAGTAAAGAACTTTATGAGTGTGGGTAATCAAACCCAGGCCGTAAACTTTGGCAAAGAGAATCTAACACTTGTACTAGGTGAAAACTTAGATCAAGGCGGAGACGATGCAGGTAGCCGGAATGGCACTGGTAAGACTACAATCGTCAATGCTCTAAGTTTTGCTCTATACGGAACTGCGCTGACTAATATTAAAAAAGATAATCTTATTAACAAGATTAATAATAAAAATATGCTAGTAACTCTATCTTTTAGCAAGGATGGGCAAGACTATCGCATTGAACGTGGACGTAAACCTACTTTATTAAAATTTTATGTCGGCGATCAAGAGCAAGAAGATGGCGATAACGATGATGCCCAAGGCGACAATCGAGAAACACAAAAAGACCTAGATACATTACTAGGTATGAGTCACGATATGTTCAAACATATTGTTGCACTTAACACTTATACTGAACCTTTCCTAAGTCTTAAAGCTAACGAGCAACGCGATATTATCGAACAGTTGCTAGGTATTACACTCTTAAGTGAAAAAGCTGAACGCCTTAAAGAGGCAATAAAACAAACTAAAGATTCTATTACTCAAGAAACTGCAAATATAGAAGCGGCTAAAAAGAGTAATGAAAAAATACAACTAAGTATTGACAGTTTATTGACTAGACAAAGTGCATGGAATAATCAACATGAGCAAGACCTTGAAAAAATTGGTCGGGCTATTATAGAATTAGAAAGTGTAGATATTGAAGCAGAAATTGAGGCTCACGCACAACTAAAAGTTTATCTAGACAGCACCGCTAAACTTAAAAGCCTAAACAAAGAACGTGCTACTATTGAAAGTGCGCTTTCACAAGCTGAAAAAGCTGTTAAAAAGTATCTAAAAGAACAGGACCAACTGGCAAATAATAAATGCCCAGCGTGTGAACAGGATCTGCATGATCATAAACACGACGAAATGAAGGCTACCGCAGAGAAAAACCTAATTGATTCAAAGACTTACTTAGAAAAGTTAACTATTGACTTTACAAATCTTACTAAAGAAATTGAAGAAATAGGCGATATTTCTGCACGACCCGACACATATTATGACACTGTCGAAGCCGCATTAAAACACCAAAATAACCTCAAAACACTAGAAACACAATTAACTATTAGAGCTGGGGAAAGTGATCCGTATCAGGAGCAAATTGACGAACTCACTGATACTGCTATGCAAGAAATTGTATGGGATCACGTGAATAAACTTACAACTCTTAAAGAACACCAAGAGTTTCTATTAAAGTTATTAACATCCAAGGATTCTTTTATCCGTAAAAAGATCATAGATCAAAACTTAGCTTACTTAAACAACAGACTTACATATTATCTTGATAAAATGGGTCTGCCTCATACTGTAGTGTTTCAAAATGACCTAACAGTTGAAATCACCCAGCTAGGGCAAGATTTAGATTTTGATAATCTAAGTCGAGGTGAGCGGAATAGACTTATCCTTGGACTATCTTGGAGTTTCCGTGATGTATGGGAAAGCCTATATCAGCAGATTAATCTGTTATTTGTTGACGAGCTTATTGATAACGGGCTTGATGCTAGCGGTGTTGAGGGTGCATTGGCTGTACTTAAGAAGATGGGCCGTGAACGTAAGAAGAATATTTTCTTAATTAGCCATAAGGACGAGCTAATTGGGCGTGTGAATAATGTGCTTAAGGTTGTTAAAGAAAACGGATTCACATACTATGCAAATGATCTAGAGGTAACTGAATGAGTATAGGGTTTACTTGTAGTACTTTTGATTTGTTTCATGCTGGTCATGTTATTATGCTTGAAGAAGCAAAAAAACAATGCAACTATTTGATAGTTGGATTGCAAACTGACCCAACTATTGATCGGCCTGAAAAGAATAAACCTGTTCAAAGTGTATTTGAACGATATGTGCAATTAGATGCATGTAAGCATGTAGATCAAATTATAGTCTACGCTACAGAAAAAGAACTTAAAGATATTTTGCTTTCATATCCTATTGATGTTAGAATATTAGGGCAAGAATATGAAGGTAAAGATTTTACAGGTAGTGATTTAGATATTAGATGTTATTTTAATAAAAGAAAACACAGTTTTAGCACTACTGAATTAAGACAACGGGTAATCAATGCATCCAAAGGATGAAGATATTCATGCTGAACTAATGAGATTGTTCAGAAAGTATTTTGAAGAAAACCAACATTGGTTTGACGAAGATACTCATGCATCTAGCATTAGGATTAGAAACTTGCTCAGTGACATTAGACGAGCGTGTTCAGCACGGCGTAAAGATATTAGACTTTGGCAAATTGACAAACGGGCTATTTTAGATGCTCGTAAAATTGCTCGTGCTCAAAAGAAACAGGCCGGAGGAGACAAATCTGGTAACTAGTTGATGTCATGGTACTATGCAGATCAACTAGTAGAAACTTTGCCCGAAGATTGTGTGGGATTTGTATATCTCATCACTAATCAAATATCGGGTCGCATGTACATAGGCAAAAAATTAGCCAGATTTGCAAAGACAACCTATAAAGTTGTCAAGTTAAAAAATGGCACTAAGAAAAAGAAAAAAATTCGTAGCAAAATTGACAGTGATTGGCAAGAATATTATGGCAGTAATCTAGAATTAAACAAAGATGTCGAAACCCTAGGCAAAGAAAACTTTCGTAGAGAAATATTATTTTATTGTAAATCTAAATCAGAATGTAGTTACGTAGAGGCTAGGGAACAATTTTCCCGCAAAGTACTAGAATCAAAAGACTATTACAATGGACAGATATCTGTCCGTGTACATGGCTCTCATATATTAAAATCTTAGGCAACTCAATCGGTATATGCTCGCACTGGCTAACTTCTAGTGCCCTAGACCTGGATCTCGGATCACAGGGATGGAAACTTCTCTCGCCGATAAGAGTACTCAATCACTACCCGAAAGGATGATGATAGCAAAGCCCTTGCTGTTTGATTGTTTAAAGAATTTATAGGCAAAATGAGGGATAAAACCCAGATTATTATAGATGACAGCAGATCTATAATAATTGCCGTTGTAATTAAGACTGAGCTCGAGGTACCGGACAACCGCCTCTGTAACGCTCTTCTGCTTGTGTGACGCTGTGCAACTCAGATAATGTCCATTCTTAGCCCTTGTCTGGGCTAAGTGTGACTGAACAATCTAGATAATATCTTTAAGTGCTTCGCACTAAACTCTTAAGAAAAGACAATCAGTGTTGAGCGAAAGCGAAAACACTAGTGAGCGTAAGCTCACTATCATAAATACTAAACTATGAAAGTAATTGAAATTATCAGAGAATCACGACCTTTAGATGAAGGTGGTACATCAACACTTGAAAGAATTATTCAGAGAATTTTAGGTAGAGGTGCTGAACGTGATCAGCTGGTAATTGACATTGCTAAAAGACTAGCAGAACGTAGCCGTTATAGCGGTGACGCAACAATATTTACTGCAAAGACTACTGCTACAGAACTTGGTCCTAAAGCTAGAGAAATGATCAAGAACGAACCTACAATTCTTAACGATGCTCTAGAATTAGCTAACAAGGTTAAAAATCCTTCAATTTGGGATAAACTCTTAGGTCGTACAGGAACTGAAGCAATAGAAAAAGCAGAAGCAAAACTTGCAAAAGGTGCGCCGTCGTGGTGGTGGACTGTGATTAAATGGGGTGGATTTGCATCTGCATGGGCAGGCTATGTTAATCAAATGAACTATGCAGATGAGATGTTGGCTGCGGGTACTATTCCTCCAGAAGCACAGGGCTATACTGATATTAAAGAATGGTATGCCGACTATCAAAAAGATGCAATTGGTCTACTCATTGGTAAAATTGCCGCAGTCTATATAGCTGGCGGGATTGCTAAAATACCAACAGCAATTTTAGGAAATATGGTAAGGATTATTCCATTTGGTGTAGGTGAAGGCCTGTCAACATGGATATTAAAAGCTGGTGGTGCAGCCGCTGGAATAGCAAAACTTGCAACTATTCTTGGAGTTAGTACAGAAGTTGGTTCTGATATGTTAGCAACACTACTAGTATCAACAGGTTTAGGTCAAGGTATTGGTGGAGGCTTTGGCACAGGTATTCCAGCATGGTTTACTGAGAAAGTTAGAGCCGCTCATAATTGGGCCGCTGAAAAAGTTCCATTCTTGAAAGATCTTACAAATGCTCTTGACCATGTAGTTACTAATGTAACAGGCCTAGGAAAAATTGACAAACCTACTACTACACCTGGTACAGGTGGACAAGATACGAAACCTGGTAAACAGCTAGGGGGATACTATCCTGGAATGGATCAAATTATAGATCCTAATACTGGAAAAGCCCCAGTAGGCAAATGGGTTCCAAATCCATCAGCACCGGGATATATGATGAATACAGTAACTGGCGATATAAGATACGGTAATCAATAATTATATCAACGGCAATCCAGTTTCTTTAGTTGCATCAATATTATCTTTAATTACTGAATAGGCAGCGTCTCGGTCTTCAGGACCGTAGATAAACATAAGATCATTTACTGTTACACCACCTCTCATGTACCAGCTGATTTTAAATATCTCTTGTTTAAAATCTATATTTTGATTGTCAAGCCTAGTAATAACTTCTCTAATTTCTTCGGGTGTTTTATTAACTAGGCTTAGGCGAAAAAATTTGATTGGTCTAATTCTACTGTAATATTAGTCGAGTCTTTACATTCATCATTTTGACATACTACTGGAAATGTTGGCAGTTGCCATGCTTTTTTATTGTCGTCAACTTGTTTCGTAATAGCATCGAATATTGATTTTTCAGCGTTTCGAATCCATTCTAATATAAAGCTTCTTTCTTCAACTCGAACATCACTAGTTTCAACAGACTCTATAGACATTAGGTAAATGTTATTTTGTACTTCTGCTAGTTCTTTCCATAGGTCGTTGATCAATTGCTGTTGTTCTTTTTCATCAGTAATTGATTCAGTTTGCGATAATTTTTTTCTTAACTCGTAATTTTTAAGACCGTTATCAGTTACTTGTCGATATGTCAATGGCTGAATTGTTATTATTAGATCTTTTAATACAATTTTGTTCTTGTATGCACAGTTATTAAAATGTTCAATAATATAATTAAGATCTAATTCGTGCTGATTTTCGTTGCCGCATTTAGTGCAGGTGTGTCCAACAGTCATAGCATGTCCGTAGGTAGCAATTCTTATAGCAGTAAACAACATATCAATGTCTAATGACGATAAATCCCATGCATCTTTTATACTGCTACAGCAACTTTCAATGATTTTAACTGAACTTTCGCCAGAAAATAATGCATCAGGTGTACGCATAATAATTTCATCCATTCCAGTCATACTGCTAACTGCAATATTGCTTGGATCACCTTGTATAGTACCTGGGCGATTATAAACTCCCTTGCTTGGCAACCCTATATAAATTTTTGGTTGTCTAAAGAACTGCTGTAATGGATTAATTGGCATAATATCCTCCGGATAAATATATTATACTGTATTTATATACGTACTTTTTTGGAAAAAAATTATGGCTGAATTAACTAAACAAGATCTAATAGAGGCTTTTAGTTCTGTTTTTGGACCCAATGGTGTAGCCGCTAGTGGTCTTGGTAAGGTGTCGCAAGTAGCCATTACAGGATGGAGTGAAGTTACAGGACTATTGTCAAAAGTAGCAACAAATACATTAACCACTGCTGAAGCAGGTGCGGCAACTCTACTTGTGTTAAATGCCATGGGGAAACAGCAAAACGGCGGTGCACTGAGTACAACTATAGGATCAACGGTTGGTGCCATACCAGGTATGAGTGGTTTTGCAACTCAAATATCAACTGCATTTCAGGACAGTATTAAAAACGGCAAAACTGGCCTAAGTTCTGATGCAGGTAGTCAATTTGTTCAAGCACAAAAAGCTGGCTTTGATAGCATGACTAATTTTAATCAACAGATAATTGATCTAGGACCAAATATTAGAGGTGTAGGTACCAGTTCAGATTCGGTTGTTAATAACTTGTCTAAAATGGGGGCTGAACTACGACAAACTGAAGCGGCCCAGCGAATGGCAAGAACTAATGGACCTCAACCAGATGAATTGACTAAGATTGCTATCATAAGCCGCATGAACAGTACAGAGAATATTGCCAATGCCGAAGCTATGGCCAAAGCTAAAACAAATGCGCTAATGCTAGCTGAAACTATTGATAAAACAGCTAAGATGACAGGCAAAAGTAGGGATGTGATTGAAGCAGAATTAGTTGCACGAATGAAAGAGCCAGAAGTTTCTGCAAAAATGATGTCAATGAAAGAAGACGAACGTGCAGCCTATATTAGAACACAGGCCGCACTAAATCAGTTTGGTCCTAGTGTTAACAAACTAGCAGATGAAATGAAAAACTTAGGTGGTCCGTATACTGATGAAGGTATTCAAAATATGATCGCGCTAGGCCCAGCTGGAAGAAAACTACAGGCTGCAATGAAAGAGCAAGAGGCTGCAATAAAGAGCGGGGATGAGGCACGAATTAAATCTGCCGCTTTACAAATGGAATCAGCACAGACTGCGGTTGCTGAAAGACAGAACAGTGCGCAGTTTAAAAGAATGGCGGCACTAAGTCAATTAGATCCAAGTTTATCAGGATTTGGAAGAATGCAAAGAGAAAGTTACGGTGCTCCTGCACTTCAAGCAACTCAAAATGCCGTTGCACCCGGAGAAAAACCGTTAACCGCAGAACAAGCAAGAGCAAATCAAGATCTAGCCTATCGAAGAGAACAAGCAGGTCAACGTCAAGATACAGGAGTAGTTGACCAAGGAAAACAAGCAGGCAGTATGATTCTTGAAGCAAACAATCAATTAGGTATTCAAACAAGTAATGCCGCACAATCACTGAACAAACTTGGAACTGAAGCGATGAGAAGTGAAGGTGGGATGAAAATATTTAGTGAAGGAATGAAAGCATTGAACAGCCAATGGCTTCAACCAGGTGGTGGCGCAGGCCCCGGCGGCTATAACAGTTCAAGCGGAAAAAGTACAGGCATTGTTAAACAAGCGGCTGGTTCTAAAGATGTGTTTGGCGATTGGTTTTCTAAAGATTGGGGCGCAGGCGGCCTAAGCGAATTACACGGTGAAGAAGCTGTAGTTCCAAAAGCTAAACTTGGTGAGTTTATGAAGGACATGATGTCCAAAATAAAAAAACCTGGAGAAAAAGGTCAGTCAGCAGATACAGGGGCATTACCTAGTATGCCATCAGCTGATAGTTTTGCTAGCGGCAGCAACAGTGATCCCATGAAAGATCTAGCTGATGGTATTAAACAGTTAAATATAGCAATGACTACATTGGTTAAACATTCGTCAGATATTGCATCTGCAAGCAAAGTAACAGCAGATATGTCCGGAAAACTTACCGGAAATAGATTCGACTAAGGAATTTTAAATGTCGTGGAAAAAATATTTTACTCCAGTGCCTACTGGCAATGGAACTGGATTAAGTCCAATCAGTGGACTTAATTCTGGAAACAGACCTGGACCAGCTAGAGCAAATTATTCTAGTTATCTCCCTGACGTTTATACTGGCAGTCCAAATCGTATTGAACGATATCAACAGTATGAAGTTATGGACAGCGATCCAGAAGTTAATGCCGCACTTGATATACTAGCAGAATTCTGCACACAGAAGTTAAAAGACGGTAAAAGCCCATTTGATGTAAGTTGGAGACATAGAGCAACTAACAGCGAGATTAAGATTCTAGGCGAATACATGCAACAATGGAACAAACTACAACAGTTTGACACACGTATATTCCGAATTGTTCGCAATGTTTTCAAATACGGAGATGTTTTCTTTATTCGTGATCCAGAAAATCAGAAATGGTCTTACATTGATCCTACACAAATAGTTAAAGTTATTGTCAACGAGAGTGATGGTAAAAAGCCGGAACAATATGTTATTAAAAATTTAGCACCTAATTTTGAACATCTAGTTGCTACAATGATTACTCCTAATATTAATCCACGCAATGCAGGTGCGGGTACTAGTTCAGGTGCAGGATACTTAGGTGGATCTACTGCACAAAAAGGGGGAGCTAGTGCTTATCCTACTAGTTCATCAGGCAGTCGTTTTGGATTAAATGAAACAGAACATGCAATTGATGCTAAACATATTGTGCATCTTTCGTTGTCAGAAGGCTTAGACAACAACTATCCATTTGGCAACAGCTTATTAGAAAATATTTTTAAAGTTTATAAACAAAAAGAATTGCTTGAAGATGCGATTCTAATCTATCGTATACAACGTGCTCCAGAACGTCGTGTATTCCACATTGATGTAGGTAATATGCCAAGTCATATGGCAATGGCATTTGTTGAACGTGTTAAAAACGAAATTCATCAACGTAGGATTCCAAGTCAAAGTGGTGGCGGACAGAATGTTATTGATAGTGCTTACAATCCTTTATCAATTAATGAAGATTATTTCTTCCCTACAACAGCTGAAGGAAGAGGAAGTAAAGTTGAAACACTCCCAGGTGGTACAAATCTTGGAGAAATTGATGACTTAAAGTATTTCACTAACAAGTTATTCCGTGGGCTACGTATTCCATCAAGTTATTTGCCAACAGGTGCAGATGACAGTCAAGCATCATTTAACGATGGCCGTGTAGGCACTGCTTATATACAAGAACTGCGATTTAACAAGTACTGCGAACGTCTACAATATCTAATTACAAGTGTTTTTGACGAAGAATTTAAAATGTATATGTACAGCAGAGGCGTTAATATTGACGCTAATCTGTTTGAATTAAAGTTCAACCCTCCGATGAACTTTGCTTCAAGTCGCCAAGCAGCCATTGATACTGAACGGATTAATACATTTAATACTATTCAGCAAGTTCCATTTATGTCAAAACGCTTTGCATTGAAGCGTTTCTTAGGACTAACTGCTGACGAGATTGCTGAAAATGAACGTCTATGGGGCGAGGAACAAGGCAAATCTGAGCCTACACACACTGATTCTGCAGGAGAATTGCGTAGTGCTGGACTAAGCGCCGCTGGTATAGAAGGCGATTTAGGAGCATCGGGTGATTTATCAGCACCTGAAGATATGGAATTAGGAGAACCAGGAGAAGAACCTGGTGCAATGCCAGCAGCCGGAGCACCGCCTGCCGCATAAATATATCATGAATCTTAGAGAAATGTTTTATATCGATCCCGACACTAGGCACGTTGCTAACGACTTGCGTTACGATGCACGTCGAGATGCAACTACTATGCAATCTAGTGATACACGTAAAACTAGATTAACTTTAAGACAAATAAATGAACTTCGTAAGTCAAGCGAAGCACATATTTTAGAACAAGAAAGTGAATTAGGATTTATTCACTCAATGTACGCTACGCCGGCAGCGCCACCTGCTTAAATAAAAAGTAGTCAAAACAAGGCGTTTTCGGCCTATATCCACCAACATTTGTAACAAATGTGTAAATATAATACAGCCTTGTATCATAACAGGAGAACTAACAATGACTGATCGCGCACAATTTGAAGCCATGCTTGAGGCATTGATCAATGAAGATCAAGAAACAGCACAAGAAATATTTCATAACATTGTAGTAGGTAAATCACGTGAGATTTACGAAGAACTATTAGAAAACGATTTTGGTAAAGACTCTGGCAATCCTTACGGCAAAGGTGAAGAAGACGAAGGTACTGATGAAGAAGAGCCAGAAATGGACAGCGAAGAAGAGCCAGAGATGGATGGCGAAGAAGAGCCAGAAATGGACGGAGAAGAAGGCGATGAAGAAGAGCCAGAAATGGACGGCGAAGAAGAGCCAGAAATGGACGGTGAAGAAGGTGAAGGCGATATTGAAGATCGCGTAATGGATCTAGAAGATGCATTAGAAGACCTAAAAGCAGAATTTGAACAACTACTAGCCGGTGAAGAAGGTGAAGAGCACATGGGCGGTGATGACATGGGCGGCATGGGCGGCATGGATGACATGGGCGATGAAATGGGCGCACACGACGAATTAGATGAACTAATGGAATATGTAAACAAAGTAAGCCCACCACAACACGGCGACAATGGCGTAAACACACGTACTCCAATTGCATCTGCAAACAAAATGGGTGGTACAGCAAGTAACATTGCTCAAGGACACCGTGAAGTTACAGCCGATGTTGGTGCTAAATCAACAGTTAACGGCAACGCATTAAATGGTCCAGGCGTAAAACCTAATCCAAATGCATCAGGCAATATCAATGTTCCAGGTGGAAAAGCTGGTAAAACAGCATTTACACATCGTGAACCAGGACACGGCGCTGAGAAGAAAGGTGCAAAGCCAGGACAAATGGTAGGTGCCGGTTCGGGCGAAATGGGCGGAATGCGCGGCGAGCAAAACAAGCAAGCGATTTTACGTCCTGTTAAGAAATAATAAACATTGAAAAATATGTTATACCTCCGAGAGAATCTCAGTTTCAACGAAGCCAAAATGGTCGTTGAATCTGATGACAAAGAAGGAAAAAACTTATACATGTCCGGGATTTGCATCCAGGGCGGTATACGTAACGCTAACCAGCGTGTATATCCTGTTAATGAGATTGGCAAGGCTGTTAAGACCCTTAACGATCAGATTCAAAACGGCTATTCAGTTCTCGGGGAAGTGGATCATCCAGATGATCTAAAAATTAACCTAGATCGAGTCAGTCACATGATCACAAACATGTGGATGGACGGTCCTAACGGTTACGGGAAGTTGAAAATACTTCCAACACCTATGGGACAACTTATCAAGACAATGCTGGAAAGCGGAGTTAAGTTAGGTGTTTCAAGTCGCGGATCCGGAAACGTCAAAGATGACGGATCCGGTGAAGTATCGGATTTTGAGATTATCACAGTAGATATGGTAGCT